CGAAGACACATCTGGTGTTTTTTGCTCGTCAACCACCACGTAATTCTTTTGGGGACCAGTGGCGTTCTCGGCAACAGCTAACAACAGTTGCTTCATAGCGTCAAGCTCATTTTGCTGCTTTATCATTTGTTGCACAAGCGTATCTCTATTTGGATAGGATTGCTCCACAACGCTTGCAGCATAACCAGAACCAGACACCTCATCAAACCATAGAATGCTTGATTGGTTGGTTCCATTTGTTGGCAACAACAAAGTTAACGCACCGTCACTCAAACCATTTGAGTAAATAACAGTCGTAAATGAAAGCATGTTGTTGAGGTTGGTCACAGACACACTGTTACCTGTTGCCAAATAAGAGAAGTGCGTAGGACCGGCTCCTTGATAAGTTGAGCGGTATGCTGCACTTGGACCCAGTGTAACTGTCCCACCAGCAGACGCACCCCATGATGCGGTTCCACCGGACGCATTCACCAGGTACGTAACACGATATGTACCACTCACACTCGGATACATTGTGAGCAACCTCGTTCCTGTATCATAGGACACATTCAAACTGATGTTACCACCAATCTTCGATGACGGCATCACTCCGGTGGCACCATCATAACGTGCCCAATTGGAGTACGCAACCATCGAATTGTCATAGTTTTTCTCACCGAACTCACACCAACCCTTAAGATGGAATTCACCAATAAGGCCAGTTGTGTTATTTTCAACAGTTAAGCAAGAAATCGTTGCATAATCATACGCCTCAGGATCCTTGATGTATCCCGGATCATTATCGTCACGGCGTATCTTGTACGAAAGTTGGTGGTTGTAACCAACACCACCATTCAAGGGCAGGCTCTTTGATCGGGACTTACCAATCTCAACCGCCATGGTACCAGCATGCTCAACGTAACTAGTAGGATTGGGCTTGATTGCCCGTGCAGTGTCAGTAGTAATACCAACATACGCTGAACCAAGTGAACCACCAGTTGCGAGTTGCGTGCCTTTATTAATCCATTGCATGTCCAACTTGCGGAACTTATAATAATTCCATAGCACAGATTCTTTCGACAATAATGGAAAAGTGTCAGCCAAACCAGGATTAATCGCTTTGCTAAACTGAACTTGAGTGTCAGTAGAGCCATTGACAAAAGCAACCACATCATTAAAAGGAATGACCACACCGCGCGTGCCTAGCTCACCCTGCTTATTAGCCTGGTTCGGCTCGCGTATTTTAGCGACATTATTTTTAATCTTAATGCCACCATTATTCTTGCCCGGTTTGTTGCTCTTTTTGGGAGCTTTGTGCAAATTCTTATCCATTAACCGCACTTCCCTCTGCGCCGCTTTCTTAGCTTGGCGCTTTAACTTGCGCTTGAGCGCTTTGTCTATGTGAAGAGCAGGCGAAGACATTTCGAAAGATGCCTTATGGATATTAAAAGCTGGTAAATGAGCGAAGACTGGATCGTGAACAGTATTCCTAATTGGCGTACTGACACTACCTGATCTTAAACCGGAAACAACAGAATGCGTAGAAGATTCAAAACTAGCTTGTTTAGGAGCAGATTGAAGAACGGTGTCCTCCACGCGTATCAAAATTGGTGTCCAAGAGCTTACAGATTCTACCAATTCGACGTTTGACAAGATTTGCGATGCATCACTCTCGTAACCATGATACAACGCTATAATCGCGCTATCTGGGACATACAGTTTAGCTATGTCTGTCCATTTCAGGCCACGAATTTCACCGCAGAGCTTCTCTTTGTGAAATTGCAAGCACCAGTCGAGGAAACCTGTTAGCACAACACGTGCTTCCAAATTCCAAAAACCAGCCAGCCGCAATGCACACGCTCTTGCGAAGTGCCATCGAATATCATCTACCGCTGAACCCCACATAAGCGAGCTCAGAAGTTTCTCCGTTTTAGGCACCGGGACATACTTTCGCGTATATTTGTCGTAGCCAATGTCTTGTGACAAAAAACTGCATTGTGACAGCGATTTCGGCTCTAGTGAGTCTGAACTCATCTTAATGCCTATACTTTCCCAAACTGCCACCATGCGTGCTGGATTAAACCAGCTCCATGCGTTATCAGCAATTGTTCCAGTATTGTCATCACCATATAGCAGCACAGTGAGAATCTCATTGATTTCCTTCTCGTTCGGCACACGACCGTCCTGCTTGCAAATATCAACATACGCGTAGTACAATAAAAACTTCAACACAATTGTATTATCCACAACTGTATTGGGAGATCCAGATGGGTTGCCCCCATCCTTCAAAAATACTTCACCAGAAGGCATAACACACACACTGTTTATTATATGATAATACAATCTTTCCAGCGCAGTGCCATGCTCCTTACGGGCCTTAACTGTGTATGAATTTTGTCGCACGTTTTTTGCAACATTTAATAATTTCGCGCGCAATGACGCGTCAAAGTCTGTCGCATCCATGTCAAAACCTAGATTGGAATGCTTACGCAATCTAGTTATAGCATGGTGAAAATCACCATTGAATAGCGATCTTCCAACATACGAGGATGTATGTCCAGCTGAGGCATAAAAGCGCTCATTAAAGTCAAGACACAACATATTTCCCACAACAGTAAACTCTACTGATGAAGCGGTAAAAGTACGACACTTATTTAAAGCAATTTTCTTGATTGTGTGTCGTAACTCATCTTTTGGTGTCACAGACCATAAAGGAATGTAACGAGGATTATCAGAATGAAGATCTGTCCAGATTTTCTCTATAGGATCCCACCCATACTGATCTAGAAAGTCAGTTTTGGTTGAACAGCCGAGATGTGTTGCTACACACCCTGCTGACGTCTGTTTGTCCATCTTCTGCCAGACGGTCTCGCGAGGTAAAACGCGACTCCCGCTTGTAAAAGGCCAGAAGTGGTTCAGTGTGAATTGCTCGGCAACCTCAAACACTGCATCGTTGAAACCCACCAGTGGCTGGTTAGCATACTTGCCAGCTGACTGGTAGGTGGCCATTTCATTCGTTGGAAACTTGCGATACACATTACATTTTTCCAACAAGGAGGGATGTGCTTCCTGGATGAACTCCAGAAAGGGGGTAGCGCACTTCTCATCAAACTCAAACTTCTTGAATGTCTCAAAGAAGCCCAAATGCTCCACGTGTGGACCCGTGAAATATGTGGTAAAGAGTGCGGAAGGATTTGCGCCCCACCTATCACCTAAGAGTGGATTAAATTTCATAAGCTGAAAGTCAGCGTATGACCACTCTATGTTCGCACGGGTGATAGAGGGGCCCAGCCTTTTAAAGAGCCGGGCACCATCAAATCAAACATGTGCTGAGTGAAAGGAATGAAACCATTTCGGCCAGTACTCTTCCCACCATAATTGTGCGTGCCAACCACTTTGCCCGTGGTGACGAGTGTCACTGGTGATCCACAATCTCCTTTCTCTGATTCTGCATTATAAGAGACAAATTCCTCACCAGCATCTAGCACAACATCGCCCAGAATCGTACCTACATCCATATGCAGCTCTTGATCCTTTACTTGAGCCGCATTCTTGATAGTGTGAATGGCTGCACGCTTATCCACCATATCAGGCTTAAACTCAGTGACAGTTGTGCGCACTACACCTAGAGCATCCATATCCTCAGAGCGGACTTGGACCCAGTAGCGGTCATCGCCAACCAGCTTCATACGGTCTTTTGGAATAGTAATTTTGCCCTTCGGACAATGCACTACCACATCCTCACCAGCGGCAACATGCACTGGAAATATAATGCCTTGACGCGCATATATACCATTGCATTCCTCCACTGGACCCTCAATGCGCAACACAGTACCAGAAGGTTTACTGGCCACTTGCCCATCCTTGTGAATGGACTCCTTTTGCATAGAGCCTTTACAAAACTTTGTGTCGTGCTTCTTGGATTTACAGATAGAACATGGTTCGCAGAAATTACACACGTCTTTCACGCAATGCTTACACTTCTTAGTAACTATACGCTTATTGTGTGCTGCAATTCTATTTGCCCGCTCCGCTGCACTCATTTCAGTGCACAAGGTACGAGGGTGATTTCCACCACACTGCGAGCAAACCGGGGGCGGAACAGGTCGCGGGACACGACCTTCTTGTTCACTGTTGGTACGAGCTTTGGCAGATAATTCCTTTATTGTGGATTCATGCTGCTTAATAC